CGCTAGTGTCCAACCATGTCCAGCATCAATAAGTATACTGTGTCCGCCACTGCAAGTTGCGCAGTCTTGGCGGCGTACTGGTTGAAGACCACTGATTGGCGAGGGATCGCCTCAGAGGTGTGTGATAGTCTATCTCACGAGCCCGTTATTACTTCGGACCTCGCGAAGGATGCTTTCACCGCAACCGAAATTGTTGAGGCCAACCGTACCGTTGGCCACACGCATGCTGATGCTGCTGCTTTGCGCACTTCAGCTACGAACTTTGCTCGCCTCATGGCGGCCCACCTCGGGTCTAACCTGTACATCATTGGCATGTCCAGGTCTGACCAGCGGAAAGGCCTAAGAGGCAGCCGCTCCTGGTTTTGGAGCAAAGATACCAACGCCCATGCGTGCTGCGATGCGCCGCTGGACTCTGACGTTGAGTACATTTGCGATGTCGATTATTATATTGACATGCCGACCTTGCTGGGCTCTCGAGCCAAGCCAACGCTTCTTTACACTGTGGTTCCTGAATCCGCCACGAGTAATGGAGAAGATGACACTACCTTCCACTTTTCCTTTGATGGTAGTCTCAAGACGTTGGTAGCAGGATCGGGCCAATACAGCCACCACCTTTGGAATTATGGCCACGACTCCATCCTGGCAACGGGACGGAATTGGTTCGGCTTTCCAACTTCAGTAACCACTTACGCCATTGAGCGTAAACGGGTAGCCAAACATAGGCAGCTCATACTGTTGACCCCCATGAAGAAGTTTACGTACTTAAATGCGTTTCTGGCTCATTATCTGCTAGATACACCGCATTTACAGCGTTTCTTTCCTCTTTGGTTCGCCAACGACTGTAGCATGTTTATTAGGTTCTTAGTTCACCGCAATGGTGAAACCTGCTATACAACAGCTAGACCGGACACTTTTCTAAGTGCGACAATTCCAGCTTACGTCGACGATGCCGTAGCCGCAGCCGCAAGGCTTGGCTCTGCCAATCTCCAATTACCCACCACGGTCTCGTGGTTGGGAAAGGAAGACCGTGCAGCAGCCGCAGTGGTTACGGAATTCCACCGGCTGACGTGTGTGCCGCTTTGCAAGGTCTTCGTGGTGTTCCCAGTCATGAACGCCGTGCGCACGTATTACTACGATACCACGGACCATGACCCGGAACGCCGAGCTAAACTTGTGGGATTCATGTCACCTTTGGTGCATGGAGCGTTTGCCCCGGTTGCGGGAAAAACGTCTGAAGAGAGATGCGTTGAAGGACGCATTAATAAGTTCAAACGTGAGGAGCCACCTGGTCACGCCTTTCGTGATCAGTGCATGATGGATTTCGTCGATGAAATCATGCGAGGTACCTCTCACCTCACTCCCGTCTGTGTAGAAACGGTCGCGGAGAAGCAGTGTACCATGTCCCAGAGACTGTCTCTTGCTTTAGCATATGTCTGTGGACCCTTTCTCAGGGCCATACTCAAGTGTTTTAACAAGGCCGAGGCGTATCCAGATATTAAAGATCCGCGATGCATTTCGACATACCCAGATAGTGTCAAGCTTGAGATGTCCCAGTTCGCACTGGCGATGTCCGAGCACCTTAAGCAGTTTGCTTGGTATGGGCCTGGTAAAAACCCGAAGGAGATCGCGGCTAGAGTGTCCGAGATCTGTCAAGCAGTGCGTGATGCGCTGAATCTTTCGGATTTTCATCGAATGGATGGAACAATCATGATGGTGTTGCGCAAGCTGGAGCGCTTCTTCATGATGCGTGCCTTTCCGTTCCACCGCCTTGAGGTAGATGATTTACTCAAGAAGAATACCGACAATGTCGGTAAGTTCCCAGAAGGAACAACCTTTAAGCAGGGCCCATCTCATGGCTCTGGTTGCCCTACAACAAGTGTCTTTCAGACGCTTCGAGCCGCATGCTGTTCGTACCTTGCGTACAGACACGCTACGGACCCCACCACCGGAGCTAAATACTCTAAACGTGGGGCTTTCGACGCCCTTGGTATACACCTTGGTGACGACGGAATCGATGCTGATCTGCCCCTCGCAGATCACTTGTGGGCAGCAAAGCGCCTTGGCCTTATTTTGGAGGCAGCCGAGATTCCACGTGGAGAACGTGGGGTCAATTTTCTCGCTCGCTACTATTCGTCAAACGTCTGGTATGGCTGTACTGACAGTATGTGTGATGTCCGGAGACAACTCTCCAAATTCCACACTACGGTACGCTTACCTTCTAACGTTACGGCTGAGGACAAGCTTGTGGAAAAGGCCATGTCATATGTGGCAACCGACGGGAACACACCCGTTATTGGACAGCTGTGCAAATCCGCTGTTGGCTACCAACCTAATCTTGAACCCAAACACGGGGTCGGATCATGGTGGGGAAAATTCGCTGCAAGCGACCAGTACCCCAATGGAAATGCTGATGGATGGATGGATGCGGAGTTCGATCACCTCTTTCCGGAGTTCGACCGAGACCATTTCAACCGATGGCTTGCTACAACCCGGTCGCTCGCGGACCTTCTTAAGGCTCCGCTATGCACGGAGATCGCAGCCCCAACACCAACAGTTGTTGATGTCATTGTTGACGGAGATGTGCTACCTGCAAAGGAGCCATCACCAGAAACTGCCCCACCAGTGCTTGAAGAAGACGGTGAGCTTACACCACAGGATGAAAAACCTGAAATTAAGCCCAAAGCTGCCGCCAAACGGCGAAAGCAAAAGAAGACCGGCTCTGATCAAGCCCGGCCTGCGGAACAAAAACCCGCAGCAGTGAAAGGAAAGCTTCGCATTAAGCAAGTGGACCCGACACCGTCCCATTAAGGGCATCCACCCAC